TAAACCTTCAGGTGATATTGATACTTATGCAAATAACCATGTATTTGATACTTTTGAAAATCAATTTACTGGTATAGCAACATCATTTGTCTTTAAATCTGAAGGACAAAATATAACAGGATTTGCAACTAATACTGGTATTGTTCTTTTAAATGAAATATTCCAAAATCCTAATGTGGATTATAATATTACAGAAACTGCTGGTATTACCTCTGTAAGTTTCACTGGTGCAGGTGTATCTGTTAATTATGATGTTAACGTATCATCTATTCCTAGAGGTGGTGTTATAGTTTCTGTTGCTGAAACAAGTTCCTTTGGTTATCAACCATTAGTTGCTGCAGGTGGTACTGCAATTGTATCTGCTGCTGGAACAGTTGAATCCGTATCTATTGGAAATAGTGGTTCTGGATATAGAGTAGGACTTCAAACAAATATTATTGTTAATGCTATTGGAAGTTCTGGTATTGTAACTATTGGTACTGCTAATGTTGATGCAGGTATCGTAACTTCAGTTACTATTACTAATGGTGGTGGATCTGGATTTAGTTCTGCACTTCCTCCAAGACTTGATTTTGAACCTCCACTTAATTATGAAAATATTAAATTAACTGGTAGTACTTCTGGTATTGGTGCATCTATTTCTGTTAGAGTGGGTCAGGGATCAAGTATTATTGATTGGACTATTACAAATTATGGATATAATTATAAAGTTGATGATGTATTAACAGTAGAAACTAATGGTGTAGCTGGTATTCCAACTGATGCATCTGCTGGTGCTTCATTTAAGACTTTCCAATTAACTGTTGATAAAGTGTTTGGTGATAGTTTCTCTGGGTGGACATTTGGAGAACTTGAGAGATTAAATTCATTTGAAAACTTATTTGATGGTGTTAGAAAGTCATTCCCATTAACTAAGACTGTTGGTGCTGCTGAAACACCTTTGACACTTAGAGCTGGAAAAGGATCTCCAATTAAAGTTGAAGATAATACATTAATATTCTTGAATGATATTCTTCAAGTTCCATTTGAAAGTTATACTTTTGCTGGTGGTTCTCAAGTTACATTCTCTGAAGCTCCTAAAGAAGGTGATAAGGTAAGAATTTACTTCTATAGAGGTTCTGAAAATGATGTTGTAGATGTTGATATTCTTGAAACTATTAAGCCAGGTGATAAATTAACTCTTAATAAGTTCCCAGAAAGAGGACTTTATGGTGAACATCAACAATTACCTAGAACAGTTGCTGGTATTACCACTGCTGATGCTGTTGATACCAATACATATATTGATATTGGCATATCAACTAGTAGAACTGTATTAAGACCTGTAACTTGGAAGAAACAAATATCTGATGTCTTTATTGATAATATTGGTGTTGGAAAAGATAGACCAGAATTAGAGGCTGGTATTAGACCTACTGCTTACATTATTAGTAATGTTTCATCTGCTTCTACTGAATTCTTTACTGATATTGCTTCACCATTATTTGATGAGACTGATGATATTGTAGAATCCAAACAAAAAGTTCTCATTCTTGATAGAACAACAATAACTGGTGCTGCAGCAACAGCTGTTGTTTCTGGTCTTGGAACTATATCAAGTGTTGTTATTTCTGATGGTGGTTCTGGATATACATCTAGACCTATGGTATCAATCGGTGTTACTGCTGGTATAGGTACTATACATGCTGGTATAGGTACTACAGAGGCAACTAATGCATATGCTTATGCTACTGTTTCTGGTTTGGGTACAATATCTGCTGTTACAATTGAAGCTCCTGGCGCTGGTTATACAAATACTTCTCCTCCAAGTGTTCTTATTGCACCACAATCACAAAATGATGAAACAATATCTGATATTAAGTATGATGGAGACTTTGGTATTATTACTGGTATAGGTACTACATCTGTTGTTGGTATTGCAACAACTGGATTAACATTTGATTTACATATTCCTAAAGAATCAGTTTTAAGAGATACTTCAGTTGTATCTGCTGCAGCCACTGTTAGTGGAATTCAAACTGGATATTACTTTATTGCATATAATACTAATGTTGGAAATGGTCTTACTGCTTATTCAGATGCAATTGGAATAACAACTGTTGGTATTGGTACTTCTTTTATAGATAATATATACAGAGTACAAAGTGTAGAAACAGTATTTGCATCTGCACAGGACGCACATGGAATTGGTCATACTACTCTAAGGAGAGTAACTGTAAGTGTAAGTTCTACAGAAGGTGTTGGCATTGGTTCTAGTTCCTTCTTTGGTAATTATTCTTGGGGGCGTGTATATGACTTCGTTAAAGAAGGCACTTCATCATTCAACGTCATAAACAATGATGGAATAACTGGTATCATAACTGGTCCAGTAATCATCAGAAGTAGGGATTTAAAAGAGTCCTACTAACTTAATATAAATAAAAACAAAAAGTCGGTAAAAATGTCAGCCATTATAACTGATCAGCTTCGTATATTAAACTGTGAAAACTTTACGGCAGGGGTAGCTTCTACTAGCAATAGTTATTATGCATGGATAGGCCTTCCCAATGCTTCTGATTTCCAGTCTGACTGGGATTCAAATCCTCCAGCGCCTAAAGACGCATTTAGTGAGGAGAATGATTATTGGGATACAATGATCGCATTGAAGAAAATAAACGCAGCTGATATTTCCAGAGTCGTCAGAAAAATAGATTGGACTTCTGGTACAACATATGAAATGTATCGAGATGATTATTCTCGATCAAATATTTCGCCTCAAACAAGTTCTACAACTTTATATGATGCGAATTACTATGTAATGAATCAAGATTATAGGGTTTATATCTGTTTGCAAAATGGAACAAATCCTGAAAATACTGAAGGTAGACCTTCTCTTGATGAACCACTTTTTACTGATTTAGAACCAAGATCTGCTGGTGCTTCTGGTGATGGTTATGTTTGGAAGTATCTATTTACTATTAATCCAAATCAACTTATAAAGTTTGATTCTACAAGTTTCATTCCTTTACCTGCTGATTGGAAAACAAGTAGTGATGTTGCTGCTGTAAGAAATAATGCTACTACTAGTGGACAACTTAAGATTGTTACTATAACTGGTCGTGGTGTTGGTTATGGTACTGCTGCTACTTATAACAATGTTCCTCTTCTTGGAGATGGTCAAGGAGGAAAATGTTCTGTTGTTGTTAATGCTGCTGGTAAGATAGACTCTGTTGAAGTTACTAGTGGTGGTTCTGAATATACATTTGCAAACGTTGGTTTAGCTAATGTTGGTCTTAATAACCCAGCAGGTTCTACAGATGCTTCGTTTAATGTTATTATTCCCCCAGAAGGAGGACATGGTGCTGATGTTTATAAGGAATTGGGTGGAAATAGATCTTTAATATATTCTAGAATTGAGAATGATACAACAAATCCAGACTTTATTACTGGTAATCAGTTTGCTAGAGTTGGATTAGTTAAAGATCCTTATGCTTATGGATCAACTAATAAACTTGCATTATCAAAAGCAAGTGCTTTATATGCAGTAAAACTTACTGGTGCTGGTTCTACTACTACTTCATTTACAACAGATTCTGAAATAACTCAAAGAATTGGAGTTGGTTCTACTGCTGTTGGTAGAGTTGTTAATTGGGATTCTACAACTGGAGTTCTTAAATATTGGCAAGATAGAAGACTTGCTATTTCTACTGATGGAAATCCACCTACTTATGGTTATGAATTGTTTAAATTCTCTGCAGACCCTACTACTGGTGCTGGAACAACAGTATTTGGTGGTTCTAATAACTTAAATATAGATACTAATTTTGGTACTGCACTGGCGCCAGGTCTTTCTACATCAATAAATAGTAGGACGTACAACTTAGGGATGAGTTTCGTTAAAGGTGTTGCGAATCCAGAAGTTGAAAAATACAGTGGTGATATAATCTACGTAGATAATAGGGCATCCGTTACTCGTAGTTCACAACAAAAAGAAGACATCAAAATCGTATTGGAATTCTAGATAAGAGCTATGCCACAGGAAACTAACTTAAACGTCAATCCATATTTTGACGATTTTGATAAAGATAAGAATTTTTATAAGGTACTTTTTAAACCTGGCACACCAGTTCAGGCTAGAGAACTAAGTACTCTTCAGTCTATTCTGCAGAATCAGATTGAACAATTTGGTACTCATTTCTTCAAAGAAGGTTCAAAGGTCATTCCTGGCAACCTAACTTATGATAATAATTTTCAATGTATTCAAATTGAGGATACTTTCTTAGGAATTCCTGTAGAATTATATGCGAGTCAATTAAAAGGTATAAGAATTACTGGTGGAAGATCTGGTGTTACTGCTACTATTAAAACAGTTTTAACTGCAGATGAATCTGTTAATGGAAATCTTACATTATATGTAAAATATGAAAAATCTGGTGCAGAAGACTTTTCTCAAGAAAAATTCTTAGATGGTGAAAGTTTAATAACAAGTTCAGATCTTGTTTATGGTGTTAGTGTTATTTCTACAAATGAACCATTTGCTAATACTTTAGCTTTTGGTGCATCTGCTATTGGTTCTGCAATGTCGATTGGAGAAGGTGTATATTTTGTTAGAGGTAGTTTTGTACAAGTTAAATCTGAAACTTTAATACTTGATCAGTATAGTAATGCTCCTTCATATAGAGTTGGTTTTGATATAGATGAAACATTTGTAACTTCTGATGAAGATGCTTCATTAAATGATAATGCATCTGGATTTACAAATTATTCTGCTCCAGGCGCTGATAGATTAAAAATTGATGTAACTCTTGGTAAAAAGACTTTAGATGATACAAATGATCAGAATTTTATAGAAATTGCTCGCATAGAAAATGGATCTATGCAACAATTTGTTAAAGATGTTCAGTATAATGTAATAAGAGATACTCTTGCTGCAAGAACTTATGATGAATCTGGTGATTATTATGTAAAACCATTTGAAATTTTTGCAAAAGAATCTTTAAATGATAGTGTTGGTAATAAAGGTGTATATACTGCAGAACAAAAGACACAAGACGGAAGTACTCCTTCAGAAGATTTGATGCTTTTGCAAATATCGCCTGGTAAGGCTTATGTTAAAGGATATGAATTAGAAAAAATTGCTACATCATTTATTGATGTTGAAAAACCAAGAACTACTAGAGAAATAAAAGATCATTCAATATTCTATGAAACTGGTGATCCTCTTTTTGTTAATAATGTTTTTGGATCTCCTGCTCTTGGAATAGGAACTACTGCAACTGTTTCTCTAAATTCTCGTAGACGGGGAGATAATAGTGGTGCTGAAGAAATTGGAGTTGCAAGACTTTATGATTTTAAATCACAATCATCTAGTTATGTAAATCAAACTACTCAATATGAAGCAAGGTTATTTGATGTAAAAACATATACTAAAATAACAGTTGGAACAGCTATTACTGCGGTATATCAAGGAGATTCAATTGAAGGTGCAAGAAGTGGTGCTTTTGGATTTGCTGTTGCAACAGGTACTAATGCAACATCAGTTAAATTAACAGATGTTAATGGTAAATTTATTAAGGATGAACAGATAATTATTAATGGTATTCAAGATGGTAGAGTTATTACTAAGGTAGATGATTGGGGATTTAATGATGTTAAATCATTACGTTCTTATGTTGGTGTTTCTACTTTCCAAGCTGACGTACTAATAGGTAATGCTGTTAGTCTTAATAATCAGGTTTCTGGTAATTTGGAATTATCTAGAGTTGGAGCTACTGGAAATACTGGTATAATTACTGCTGCTGGACAAAATTTTGTTGGAATTATAACTACCAATAATATTGTTAGTTATACATGGAAAGGAAATAGTTATCCTACTTTTTCAATAGTTACTGGAATAGCTACTGATGGTACTTCTATTAATATTTCAGGTATAACCAGTGTTACTGGTGTTTGTGATGGTGGTATACCTCCTAGCACTAGACTTCTTAATGATTTAGCTATTAGACATACTACTTTTAAAGTAGGTCAGAACAGTTTCTTAACTCCATTACAACATAAACATGTTGAAAGTGTAGATGTAACTACAACAACACTTCAGTTCAGAAAACAGTATGATAATATTTCATTCTCTGGTAATCAATTTACTTCCCCAAATTGTGGTGCTGATTATTTCTTCCAACCATTGTTTTAAAAGGTGATGTTAAAACTAAATTAAAGAGTATAAATGATGCTAATGTAATCAATATTATTAATTCAAATAATGTATCATCTGGTGTTGGAACAAATACTAAGAATGATGGTTTGACTTTTAGTACAATTTATGGAACTAGAGTTCAAGATGATAAGATTTCTTTGAACGTTCCAGAAGCTGTTTCATTAGTTGGAGTATTTGAGTCTAATGATACTGGAGATGCAGAACTTCCATCTTTAACTCTTACTGCTTATAGTGGACCTAGTGGTAATAATAATGATTTTATAGTTGGTGAACAATTAATAGGTAAAAATAGTA